GAACGAACTCCGGTAATTCGTTCAAAAAGATTAATACAAGAATTATTTGTATTTGTTTGGTTAAATGGTAAAGCACAATCACAAGGTGGATATAATGATGACCTTGTTATGGCATTTTGTATTGGATTATGGTTACGAGATACATCGCTTAAATTGCGTCAACAAGGAATTGAATTGCATAAACGTGCACTTTCACAATTTCAAAAAACTGAAACTAAAATATATACAGGTCGACCTTCAAATTCAGCTGATGGATGGACTTGGAATAATGGTCACAATGATGAAGATTTAACGTGGTTGATACGTTAACGCCGCAGTTCTACAACTAGTTATATTTATATTAAAATAGTTAAAAATATGCCAACATTAAGAAAACGATTACAAAATCTTTTTGCTACGAACGTGATTGTTCGTGCATACGGTAAAGATAAACTTAAGATAGTAGATACTAATAGATTGCAATCTGTTGGTAATTTAAATCAAACTAAAGTAGCTGATAGATATACTAGATTGCATGGTGCAAACAAACATCGTGTAGGAGGTATGGGTGGATATGATTCTAACTATTATATGCATCAAAATCGTATGCAGCTTTATGCTGATTATGAAATGATGGATCGCGATCCGATAATTAGTTCGGCATTAGATATATATTCAGATGAATCTACATTAGCAGATCAATTTGGAGATATTTTAACTATTAAAACGAACAATACTAAAATACAAAAAATTCTTTATAATTTATTTTATGATATTTTGAATATTGAATTCAATCTATGGACTTGGATTCGTAACATGACAAAATATGGAGATTTCTTTTTGAAATTAGATATTGCTGATGAAATTGGAATTATCAATGCAAGACCATTTTCTAGTTACGAAATTGAACGTTGGGAAGAATATGATGAAGCAACTGGCCAATATAAGATTTCATTTAAACATGTTGCAAATCAACAAGCAACATATGACGTATACGAAATAGCACATTTTCGTATGTTATCGGATTCTAATTTTTTACCATATGGTAGATCCATGTTAGAAGGTGCACGAAAAGAATTTCAAAAACTTATGATGATGGAAGATGCAATGTTAATTCATCGCATCATGAGAGCTCCAGAAAAACGTATTTTTAAAATTGATATTGGTAATATTCCACCAAATGAAGTAGATGCATTTATGGAACAAATTATCAATAAGATGAAAAAAATTCCACACGTAGATCCACAAACTGGAAATTACAATTTAAAATTTAATCTTAATAACATGTTAGAAGATTATTATTTACCAGTTCGCGGAGGCAATTCAACTACTGCAATTGATACATTACCTGGTATGACTTTTACCGGAATGGATGATATTACTTATATTAAAGATAAGATGATGGCTGCACTTAAAATTCCTAAACCATTTTTAGGATATGCAGAAGCAGTAGAAGGCAAAACAACATTAGCATCAATGGATATTCGTTTTGCTAGAACAATTGAACGTATTCAAAAAATAGTAACATCGGAATTATATAAAATTGCAATTGTACATTTATATACACAAGGTTTTGAAGGTGAAGATTTAGTTGGATTTGAATTAGAATTAACAGCACCATCAATTATTTACGATCAACAAAAAGTTGCGTTAATGACTGAAAAGATGACACTTGCAACTGCAATGAAAGATTCAAAATTAGTTTCAGATAAATACATATATGAGTTTATATTTAATATGTCAGAAGATCAATGGTTGCAAGAAAGAACCAATGTTATTGAAGATCTTAAATTGAGATTCCGTCAAAATCAAATTGAACAAGAAGGAAATGATCCAGCTGTAACGGGTGTATCATTTGGCACGCCACACGATTTAGCATCAATTCATATGTCATCTGATGAAGTAGAAGAAAAAGATAAAGGCGGTCGTCCAAAAGAAGGAATCAAATTTGGACAACATAAAAATGAATTTGGATGGGATCCTACGGGTAAAAAAGAATTAGATCAAGCATTTCGTCCAGAAAATCAAAAAACAGCATTCCAACCAGACCCAGCATTTGTAAAAACAAAAACAGTTAATAACATTGCAGCAGAAAATCATGATATTTTAAAATATTTAAAAACAAAATCACCCAAAATATTAATGGAATCATTAAAATCTAAATCAATCGATGATAATTCAGATTCTGGTACTATGTTGGATGAAACTAATATTTTATAAAACTAAACATATTTATTAAAAAAACGAATACTGAAAAGGACTAATGAAAAAGCTCAAACATTCGAAATATAAAAATACCGGTCTTCTTTTTGAGATTTTGGTTCGAAAATTGACTTCTGAAACATTGTCTTCTGATAAAACAATAACTGTTGATATTATCAAAAAATACTTTGGTAAAAATACAGAATTATCAAAAGAATTGCAATTGTATAATGCATTATTAAAAGAACATCAGTTTAAAAGTGAAGCACAAGCATTAGATTATATACGTAGTATAAAAAATACTCATAGTAAATTAAATCAGAGCATATTAAAACGACAAAAATATAATTTAGTAAAAGAAATTTCAGACAAATTTGTTTTTGAAAATATGGCAAAAATTCATATTTCTAATTATAAAACATTAGCATCAGTTTCCATGTTGTTTGAATATGATGAAACCGATAATCCAAAACAAATCATGGAATGCAAAAATGCTATTATACATAATACCTTAATTGCAGAACGAAAAAAAGAATATAAAGATCCAATTATTGAACAGTTTGAATCGCAACCAAAAGATGTACGATTAATAACGTATAAATTGCTTGTTGATAAGTTTAATGAAAAATATTCTGGATTAGATGAATCGCAAAAACAACTTTTAAACAAGTATATTACCAATGTAAATGATACGGTTGCGTTGCGAGAATATATAGAAAAAATTATTCCGTCAATTAAAAAACAATTGGCTGAACAATCAAAATTGATTACGGACAAAGCTACAAAAATTAAAGTTAAAAAACTTTCTGAAATGTTATGCACTGTAGAAAATATGAAATCAATTAAAGAATCACATGTACTTTCTTTATTGCGATATTTTGATTTGATTAAAGAATTAAAAGGAGTTCATTAATGAAATCATTTTTAAAAGAAATTGAATCAAAATTTGTTGAATTAGATGATTCAATTGATTTGGATGCACAAGATGTCACCAATGAAGAAGAATTAGATGAAATATCTGCAACTGGTGGTGTAGCTGGATATAACATGCCCGCTGCATTTGCTAAACCAGGAAAGTGGAAAAATAAAGATAAAACATATGAATCTGTAAATACTCCGCCTTCATTTCGTTGGAAAGATGATACTTATCAACATCCAGAATCAGAAGAAGAAGTAATGAATGATAAATTTCCATTTAGTGATGATGATAAAGATTGGTATAATAAATCATATGAATATCCATCAAAACATATGCCAAATAAACCACGTCGCACATCTAATAATAAAACATCTGTTTTTGAAATGATGGATACTAAGTATGAACAACTTATTGAATCATATCGAGCATATTCAACGGGAGATGCAAAATCAACACCTGAACAAAAAATAAAACATACAATAAAAGAAGTAGCGCGACAATTACAAGAAATTGAGCGCACTGTAAATTATGCATCTAAATTAAAAACAGAATCCGGAGTTGCTCGTAACGGATATGGTTCTGCAGTAGAATCAGCATTATCAAAAATTTCAGAAAGATTAATTAAAATATCAGAGCGCGTGAGAGCATTAGGAGAATAAAATGTCAAAACAACTAATAGTAGAATATATTCCATTTAAACCCATTGGTTCATTAACTGAATCAAATGGTGCAACATATGGAATTCCAGGAGGATTTGTTGTACAAGGTGTTTTGCAACGAGCTGGTTCTAAAAATCAAAATGGTAGGATATATCCAAAACATATTCTGGAAAGAGAGTGTCAACGCTATCAAGCCGAATATATTAATCAACATAGAGCATTAGGGGAATTGGATCATCCAGAGTCATCTGTTGTAAACTTAAACAATGTTTCTCACAATGTTTTAAAAATTTGGTGGAAAGGCGATGACTTGCACGGAGCTGTACAAGTTTTAGATACTCCATCTGGTAAGATTCTTAAAGAACTTTTTAGAGCAGGAATTACTTTAGGAATTTCATCGCGCGGATTAGGTTCTGTAAAAGAATTGCGAAGTGAAGGCACTGTAGAAGTTCAAGAAGATTTTGAATTGATATGTTGGGATTTCGTATCTAATCCTTCAACCCATGGGGCTTTTATGCGTCCTACGCACATGAATGAATCAGTAAATAAAAATATAACAACAAATAAATACTTAAAAACAAACGAAATCATTACTTCAATTTTATGTGAAGATGGTAAATGTAGGATAATATAATGAAACAATTCACACTTAAATATTTGATTGAAACCATTAATGGTGATCATCAACAACCGTTATCAAAAGAAGAAAAACAAGCATTTGCAGAAGCGGTAGCAAATTTTACAGCAATGGGAGAATCTGTATATGGAAAGGCAGATTTACATGAATTGTCTGATCGAGTAAGAGACATTGTAGAAAAAGCACAACGCATAGTTACAGAAGATGCTGATTGGTTTA